AATTGTACAGATCCACTAGATTTAAAGCCTAAAGTTCCAGTAGATGTACTTAATTCTTGTCCTGTAATATCAACCAAAGTATTTGCATCAAGAACCGCTGTACCTGTTGTGATAGTGATTTCACTACCTGTTGGAATAACACTTCCAGATATTGTAAATGATAGAGATCCTGTTGTAACATTTGTTTCAACACCTGTTGGGAATACTCTAGCAATACCACCTACAACAACAGTTCCAATATCTGTATTGAGTTGCTGACCTGTAGTACTAGCAAAAGTAATATTATCTATTTCTTCGTCACCTTGAGAAATATTTAATTGTTGACCTGTTACAGATACATTTGCTCCTGCAACAATAGTTTCATTACCAAGTGCAATATTAACTTGTTGACCATCTAAAGATTCATCTGGTTCTGGATCAACAGTACCAATAGACCAATTTAATTGTTCACCAGATAAAGTTGGAGCGACATCAATTTGTGTTGACTCATCTCCTTGAGAAATATTTAATTGTTGACCAGTAATAGAAGTTTGAACAGATAGGCTATTAGTACCCCAATCAAGAGTACCCCAACCTAATTCTCTTCCCCAACCTGCATTTAATTCTTCAGTTGTAGTTACACTACCTTGTGAAGTAGTTAAACCAATACCTGTTAAATTTACAGATGTATCAGAAAGATCTCCCCATGAATTTTCACCCCATGCAAGATCAGCATTCCATCCAATATTGGCCATAGGAAGTTACCTCCTACGCGTTGCCAATTCTTAGAATAGCTGCTGCTGTTGTGAAAGCTGGAAACTGAATTGTAAATGTTCCTGAAGTCGCTGTTTTGTCTGAACCAAAATCTAACACTGCAACTGCCGCATTGGAAGTTGAAGTATTATAAATTAAGGCACCTCTAGCTGTCAACGTTACACCAGTAAAAGATAACTCACTAAAATCTACAATCGCAACACCTGATGCAACTGAAGTGCTTGGATTTGGTTTTACAAGTGCTCCACCACCTGCAGTGTATTGACCACTAGCAGAAACTTCGCCAGTAGATGTGTATGCAGTTGTAGCAGAATTTAATGTTGCAGTAGAGACATACAAAGCAAGTTTAAAATTGTCACCACCAGTAAATTGAAAGTCATGCTTTCCTTCTAGTAGTTCCTTTTTAAAACTATTTGCAACCGCTTGTGTTATAGCCATGTATTACTCCTTATTGTGTTTTAGGAAGACGTGGTGAGCCACTTTGGTATTCATCTCGTCTTCTTCTTCCCATTTGTTCTACAGTAAATCCTTGTAGAGCTTGTTGATATTTTCCTTCGTAGAATTGAATCATATCAGCAGGTCCTTTTAAAAAACCATAAGCTTCTACTAAACAAGCATACAAAAGTCCGTTGGGAAATTCCTTACTTAAGTATGTTTCTGTATTACTAGCTGATAATTGAGTTGGTTTCAAGATATAATTTATCTGCATGTTGTAATTTTGATCAGGTGTTGGAGCCAATACAATTGTGTTTTCGTCCCAATATGAGTAGTATTTTGGTAGTCCCTGGACTCCAGTTGGATTATACTCAGATATAAAGTTCGTGTCTCTATATTCTAGAAACGAGCGGCTAGAGTTATCTGCTCCACCTGTTGAATTAGTGATTTGCGCTGATCTAATAACCAAAGTTTCATCATTAATTAATGGTGTATTAACATATCTTTGACCTGCAACAATATCCGCTTGTGCATAACTTCTATTATTATCTGAATCAACATCTCTTAAAATCCTAAATTCAGCATCAGATATAAATCCATTTATAATAGTAGCATCAAATACATTGGAATCTACTTCTGTGTAATTTCTTATTTTAGTTACTAATTCGTCGTAAGTCATGGTGTTAATGTAACTGGTCCTGCTGTGACCGTCATTCCTCCTGATTTTTCAGTTATAGCAGCTGTTGTATTTAAATTAAAGGTAAAACTATTACTAGATATAGACAGAATAGTAAAACCTGTAGAATTTTCTAAAGTTGTATAAGATAGTCCTCCTGGACTTCCATCAACATTTCTAAAGACAACTGTTTGAGAAGCAGCTCTTTGAGTATTAACTTCTGTAACGGTAACAGTTGATGAGTTAGCTGTAAAAGATAATGGATTAGGACCTAACATAGATTCTGTTGCAGGTTCTGTTCTTGCTGGTCTTGCATTTGCTAAACCTTGTGGATCAGCTGTGTATGGTTTTGGTTGTAATTGTGGTTGTTTAGGTTCAAATTCAGAAATATGTACTCTTGATCCATTCCATTCTCTAACCATTTCTGTGTATGGAAACTCCATGCCTGATCTATCAGATATAAATTTTGCATGTTTTCCTCTAGCTAAATTAGACATTTGGATAATAAGTTTTAGGGGTTATAAATGTACTAGAAGAAGAACCATCTTCAGTTAAAGCTCTTTGTAATTCATCTTCATATAATAATTTTAATTCTTGTGTTCTTTGTGGTGCAAATTTTTGTGATAAATAATAAGATAACCCCGATACCATACAAGGTACAAATCTATATGGTACATCTGTTGCATTTGTATAATCACCTACATCTTGTATTCTTTTTACATAATAATAATTAATTGTATTACCTGCTTCTGTTGATCCAGGTGTTAAATATAAAGTTATAGTTACTTTATCTATAAATCTTTGTACAAAATATTGTGTTGGAGTTCCTTCATCCGTTTTATTTGATAAAGCTTGATATGCTGATCTATTAATTTTTGTTAAAGGAAAATCTACTGAAGATGAATTTCTGTAAGATGCTTCTAAAATATCATCAACACCATATACTGCTGTTGTATCTGAAGTTCCATCAGATGTTGATCTATACATTGTATAAACAGATTGACCATCAACTAATGTAAGTGAATTATTTGCAACTTCCCAATAATGCAAACCTCTGTTTGCCCATTCTTGAAACATTATATTTAAAGAACGTCTAGCAGATTTTAAATTAAAACCTGCATTAGGTTGTAAACCTATTCTTTCATAAGATTCTTCTATAATTTCATCAATAGAAAAAGTCTTATCAAAAGTATATGTTCCAGAAGTAGTGTTAGCCATTTAGCCTCCTACTTGTCGTATAATACTGTTACTGTACCAACTAGATCAGTTACAAAGATTCCGTTTTCAAATAAAATTCCATCTTCTGGAATATTTAATGCGAATACATCTCCTGCAGGTGCATCCACTTGTAGGTAAGTAGATCCTGTTGTTCCATTTAAACAAACTGCAGTTGCAGCAGTAGTAGTATTAGGTGCACCAAGAACAATTCCTCTTAATCTTGTTCTACCACCAAACACTAAACCATCAGCATCTTTTCGTGTTGCTTTAACATCTGATTTCATATTTTAATCTCCTTAAAATTTTTAGGAGCCCCGAAGGGCTCCATAATTATTTACTACGCGTTATCAATGTCACTAGCTGGAGCATTCATTTGCTTCCAAGTAGTACCATTAGAAAACACATAACCTGCCGCTGAAGAGATACAGTCAGAAGTGTATACACATACACCTTCATTTTCTGTAGCTTTTAAAACTCCTGCAGAACTAGTAATTGTAGTTACGTTTGTATATGCATAAGGTGTTTTACCGCCTTGCGCAGTATCTTGTGCATTTACGTTAGGGCCACCAATAAAACCATTAAGTGCTACTACTGGACCTGTAAAAGTTGTGTTTGCCATATTTATATCCTCCTAGTTTCTTCCACATAGTCTCTAGGTCGTCGACTATACGCGTCTATGCAGAAAATTTATGTATAGTGATTAATTTATATAATATATTTTAGAATAGTGCAAGAAATCCCTACAAGAAAAGCATACTTTCCAACGATGTAAAGTCCTTAATTAACCAGCGTAAAGATGAATCTCACCATCTCTAGGATTAGTTCGAACTTCTGCCTCTTGTGCTCTAAGGATAGATCTAATTGTTTGTTTGATCTCATCACCTAGCACAGACATTTCAGGTGTTATCTGTCCTTTATTTTCAAGAAATAACTCGTTCCATCTAGACTCGAGTTTCAGTTTCTTGGCGAACAGTATCATGTTGTCCTGAGCCATTGTTAACCTCCTCATAGGTTATATAAAAATCATTAACAGTACTTGTATACTGTAAATCATTTTTTTCCCAGTTTATATCAGATTTTCCTATAAAGTCAATGATATGAGGATGTAGTTCTTCGATGGCATTTATCTCTTTATCACTGTCTATTTCAAACTTTGTTTGTAAGTATTTTGTAAATATTTTTATTAAGTATTTCTTTTTTGTCATTTTTCCTTTCTATCAAAAAAGAAGGGGCCCGTAAAGGGCCCCTCCAAAATAATTATTATAGTAATAATTACGCTGTTCCTGGAGAACCGAACATACCTCTAGGGTCAGACCAGCCGAAGCTGTATCTTTCTCTAGCTTTGTATCTTACGTTTCCAGTATCGAAGTCACCTTCCATAGCTGTTTTGATTGGTGATCTTACGAACATTTTCAGACCGTTAGGCACGTCTGTTTTGATAAAGAACGCATCTGTGTCAGTTAAGAAATTGTTAACCACATAACCTTGTGGAACCATTCCCATGCTGTTGATTGCGTTGATATCATTGTCCGCAGTACCAACTCTTTGAGCAGACTTCATAAGTCTCTCAGCTGTAAATTGTAACTCAGAAGGGATGATCATTTTCATACCTCTAGCTGCAATTTTTAAGCCTCTCTCATCAGTGAACGCTGCAATGTCAATTAAAGACTGCTCTAACGAAGTTTCGTTTAAGTCAGCTGCAGTTGCAAGTTCATTTCTGAAAGAACCAGCTATAGTTGGGTGGTCAGTCGCTAAAAGCGCCTTACCGTCACCACCAGCGTAAGAACCGTCAAACGCATTATTTAATACGTTCGCAGCTTTTACTTGTTTGGTATTCGCCATAGATCTTGCTAATGCTTTTGTATATCTAGACGCTAATCTGTCATACAAGTTATCTTCAATCGCTTCTTCAGTGATTGAGAATGCAAGAGCAATAGTCTCGTGCGTATATCTGCTTGTGAAAGTTTCTTGTGCATTATCAAAAGCTACTCCAGAACCTTCTGGTTTAGTTTGAGCTTGCGCGAAACCAGATAACATTACTTCTTCTTCAAAAGCTCTGTCACTGTTTTCTGTATCGAAAATTTCAGCATGCTGATTTTCATACCTTTTGTACTCCAAGCCGAATAAAGCATTCAAACCTGGTTCTAGTTCTTTGACTAGTTGTCCTCTACTTATCGCCATAGTTTATCTCCTTAGATTCCGCTTGTTGTTTTTAAGTTATGTTCGTTAATGATTCCGATAACGTTAACATTTGCTGCATAAGTTGTAGCATTTGCTAAAGTGTTATTTTCGGCATCTCTAGTAACTCCGATAACTTTGATTTGTTTTGCATTAGTAGTCATACCTGATGCTGTAGTAACTTCAGTTTTAGATATGTAGTTAGCTGAAGAACCAGCTGCGTACGCTAAATCTGCGTTTAAGTTAATATCAGCGATCGCTAATGTACCACTAGATTGTATTTCGAACCTTTCATAAGGGTCGTCACTTACGAATCCAACGATGTCTGTTGCAGCGTTAGAAGCAGCTAAGTGATTTGCCCATGTAGGCTTCGAAGTGCTTGAATCAGTATAGAATACACCGTTAAGCGAACCTAGTAAGTTACCATCATTTGCAGAATTTACACCAATGTAACCTGTAGCTAAAGCTTGCACAGGGTCATTTTGGTAAATCGCAGATGAGTTAGCTGCAATACTATATTCACTTAAACCTTGGTTGTCTCTATTCTGACCAACTTTGCCAATGGCTCTTAAGCCAAAAGCGGCGTCTTTGTTTGCCATAGTTTTTACTCCTTAGTTTAGTTTATATTTAGTATCGCGGTAGTTGGTATTGCTAAAAAATTACTTTTTAGTACCACCAAAAGTTACGCGACTCTGCCTATCTGTATTTATAGGCATACTTGGGTGCTGTTCCTTCATAAGATCGTTATTAACTGCATCGTCACGCTCTTGAGTTTGCTTTTTATAATAAGCATCTCTTTGCGCTGCAATCTCTTCCGGTATCCTAGCCAGCACTAGGCCACCAACTCCGATCACTCCTGCGTATTTACCTTCTTTAACAGTTGCATAAGCTTGATCCGGGTATTCATCACCTCTTACGAGTTCCCATCCAGATCTTAACTTTCCTGACATGTTCTTTGTATCGTCCATGCCTAAAGTTTCAGTTCTTATCCATCTGTGTCGAAATCCATCCGGCGCAGGCGGTGCATCTAAAGATGACGGGGGAGTCCAGGTTTGTGGTCTCTTTTCAGAAACTCT